CACTCACCGTCACCGTTGATGCCGTCGGCGTCAGCCTGACCTCGCTGTCGGTGGTAAATATCAGGCTGTCGGTGGCGCTGAGCCGTGTGCCTGCCGGTATCGGTATCGTCACCGGGGGCGCGACCGCCAGTGAAAATTCCACCGTAGTGCGTGCCGGTTGCGCCGGTAGACGGTAAACGCCGACCAGCTCGGCCAGATAGTCCAGCATTGGCGCACGGGCAAAGGCCACCAGGTTTTGCTCAGCCGCTGACTGGATAGCACTCCGCACCAGGGTTTCCCGGTAGGCGAACAGGTCAATCAATAGCCGCTCAGCCTGCGCGGGCCACAGGGTTTTACCGCTGGCCGCTTCATAGGCCGCGATCATCTCGCGGGTAATGGCTTGGGCGTCTGCGTTCACAAACTGCGGTTTCTCAAGGGTTAACGCCATGCGACCTCCGTTTGTTGGTGAGCCTGACGGCCTGGCAGTCGCCAGCGCAGCAGGAGGGTCACCCGCTCACCCTGCGCATTAAGCCGCACCTGATGTAATTCGCAGCGGGGCTCCCAGCGTCTGATGGCCTCCACCGTTTCCCGCACCACATGCGGCAAGGCGCGTTCTACCGGCATATCCAGATAGCGATGCAGATCACTGCCAAAATCCGGTCGATGCGGGTCGCTACCTTTCGGGGTGCCTAAAATCAGTCGCAGGCACTGCTGAATATCTTCTATGCCACTGACCCGGTCACCCGGCGCGTGCAGCGCGGGTTGCCAGTCTGCGGTGCTGAGGACGGTCATTGTGTTCATCAAACGTGTTCCTCCCTCACTTATAACGGCTTACCGGTGGGCTTACCGTCATGTCCGTTGCTGTGTTGATGCTGTTGCAGCGACACCCGACCCGCCTGGATATCCCCGCTGGCCTGGAGTGTGCCGTCAATGATAGCCGCCGCGCCGCTGCCGCCCGAACCGCTCATGCCGCCCTGGTACGTCAGTTGCTTTTGCACCGTCAGGTTGCCCGTCGCGACCGTATCCGGTGCATCCAAAAACAGGGTGTGACTTGCCTTCACCGTCGCGTTTTGCGTCTGGATCAGCACCGTGGTCTGGGTGGTCAGCGTCAGGGCCTGTATCTCGCCCCCGATAGTCATCGCGTGGTTTTTGCGGTCATACTCGACAACAGTCCCGTCGGCAAAATCCACCCGCCGTTTATCGCGGTTTGCCACCGTGGGGGGGTCTACCTCGGAATACACCGCCCCTAACACCACGCCGTCATCACCGTCAGCATCCAGCAGCAGACTCACCTGTTCACCTAAATCCGGTAGCCCGTAATCCTTGTTATCCTGGGTGTTGCGTTGCAATACCGGCAACCAGGCGGTGCGCAGGTTATCACAGGTCGGCAGCCGTACCCGTACCCGGACGTTTTGCTCATCAATCTGGCTGATGGTACCGAACATCAATTGCAGTCCTTTCATGGTTGCTTTTCTCCGGTTGTCGTCTCTTTTTCACTCAGCGGGCCCACACTGCCATCGGCTTTCACCCCCATCACCGGTGGGGTCGCCGACTGATCCGCGCGCGTCGTTTTCCTGTTCATGCGCGCCATCGGCCCCTGGCCCAGGGTGAGTTCACAGGCGTAACCGCTTTGGCGCGACAGGGCATGGCGGACTTCGGTGATAAGCCACACCCCGGACAGGCGACCAAAATCGGCCAGGCGCACGGTTAACCCGGCTTGATACGCCGTATTGCCCGCCAGCGCTACCGTCGCCACCCGTTGATATTCATTATGCCGGTTCAGGCCCGCGCACACCCTGGCGGTCGCTTCTTCCCGGCTCCGTGCCCGGCTGTGCAATCTTAAGGTATCGGCGCTGGTTGAACGTCCCTGTTTTTGAGGCACCGTTTCTCGCGCCACTTCGCCTATCGTGCCATCGGCCTTCATACCGACCGTGACCAGTTGTTTGCGCTGGCTGTCCTGGTATTTCACCTTGCCCTGCTGGTAGATACGGTTAAGCGTATCGCGCAGGCTGTAATGACTGACGGCTTGCGGGGTAATGACGTTAACCGGCGAGGCTTCCCGCAATCTGACGCGCTCAGAAAAAATCAGCCTGCTCGGCGTGACTTTAACGATATAGCCGTATTCCTCCGCCAGTCGGCGCAAAAAAGCCAGGTCGGTTTCATGTTGCTGTGTCACCCGGTCAAGGATCAGCGGCGCAATCTGCCCTTCCAGTGTCAGGTGGTGTTTTTGGGCAATCCGGCGGGCGATGGCCGCCAGGCTGGTCTGCTCAAACGCCCGGTAGCTCCGGGTGCGCAACGCAGTGGTCACCGAAGCCGATAACCCGCGCAGCGACACCGTATCCGGCGGGCCACTGAGTTCTATTTCATCAATCGAAAAGGTGCCACAGGGACGTAATGGCGCGCCGACCCTGCCGAGTGCCAGGGAGAGCGTATCGCCTTTACCCGGATACCAGGCCCCGCGCCAGCGCCCGGCGCTGTCTTCCAGTTCGACCGTCAGCTCGTCAGACTGGCCACTGAGCTGATCGGTAAAGCGGATCCCGAGCACGTCCGGGGTGATATCGTGCGTGATGTCTTTTTGGCCATAATGCAGGATCCAGGTCGGGGTCGGTACCGCCTGCTGTCGTTGTGTCGTTAACGCAACCATGGCGGTGTCTCCTCCACGGTGTCCTGGGCGTTAATCAGCGGGATAGCCAGGGTGATGCCGGCAGGCAACACCGGTGTGATCGGAATAGCCGGATTGGCGGCAATGATCCGCACATAGCCCAAGGCATCACCGTAATAGTGGGCGGCCAGCGTATCCCAGCGCTCGCCCTCACGGGTAATATGTTGCCAGACGCCCGGGTTATGTGCTTGTTCATGTTGGCTTGCAGACATCGTGCTGTTCTCCTTTAGCGACGCGTCACCAGATGGCTCGTCAGACGGCTCAGCACCGGGGCGACGTCGTTCCAGGTACTGAGGGCACCACCCACCTGACCGGCCACCGTATCCAGTGCTCCGGGCAGTGCCTGGCCGGTACCGGGGGTCAGGGCACTGAGCGTGTTTTTCGCCTGGCTGGCTGTGGTCGCCACCTTGCCCGCCGCACGGGTCAGGTGACTGGCCGCAGGAAAATGGGCTTCCAGGCCGGCCAACAACGGGTGCGCCTGTATCAACGGGGTGGCCACCTCACCCAGGCTATTTATCACCCCAGGCACGCGTGTTAACGCCGCGACCGGATCCGTTTTCATCTGGCGCGCCACCCGGATCGCCTGTGAGGCCGTGGCCAGTGCCGATTGTGCCTGACGGGCCAGACCCACCGCCCGCGATAGCGGTGTACCGCTGCCGATCGCCGGTATTAGCCCGGCGGCTTTTCTGTTCAGTGTCGTGGCTATCGCCGGCGGCTTAAGTGGTTGGCGCAGATCGCCGGTAAATTCACGCAGACTGATATCGACCTCCAGGCATTGAGCAAACCCGTCGGCATGCGCCAACAGCGTACGGCCCGTAAGCGTTGTGATCACAAAATGCCCCAGGTACTCGCCATTACCGAGCACAAACGCCAGTGCCTGATGGGCACGACAGGCGGCCTGTAGCCGTTGCCATTGCGCGGTCGGTTGACAGTACTGCTGATGAAACCGCACGCTTAAACGGTATTCATCGCACTTGTCGCCGACCCACTGCAGACGCGGTTTACGGCCAATACGCGCCTGCTCGGCAAACTCACCGCCAAGGGTGGCTTCCAGCGCGGTAAAGCCGGTCTGTAACTGCACGTCAATTTCACCCAGGATCGCCAGCATCAGTAAAAGTCCCGCCGTTGTTGTTGGTGCATCAGCTGCGCCAGGCGTTTTTCCAGCTCACGCACACTGATAGCCAAGGCGTCACGCAACGCCGCCGGGGTCGCCTGAGACTGACCGTTCATCACAATCTGTGGTGCAAAGGTGAGCTGTATTCCTGAAAATGCTTTCCCCTGACCGGCAGGGGGAATGGGGGTATCAGGCCAGTGGGGCACACGCGGGGAGGGCGCTTGCATCAGCGGCATCAGGCCGCCGACGGCACGTTCTAACGCAGGCGTGGTGCGGGTAATGCCCAGCACCGCGCCCTGCACAATATTATCCCCCAATCCTGCAAAGACCGTTGAGGGACTGTGTATGCCGAGCGTCTCCTTAAACCAGCCCGACACACTGTCACCAAAATGGACAATCGTCTCTTTGGCGGCGGTTAAACGACTCTTGATCCCGTTGACCAGACCATCAATCAGCTGGCAACCCGCATCGGTAAAATTGGCGGGCAGTTCAACATGGAAATAGCTCATCACCCCGGCGAAGGCTTTATACAACAGACCCAATGGCGACCAGTTAAGGATAAGTGCCCCAACGCCCGCAATACCGCCGGAAAACGCCTGTTTCACCTCAGCCCAGCGGGCTTTAAAGAAAGCGCTTATCGGCGTCCAGTAGCGCGGACAATCAGGTAAGCCCCGGCAGCTATTGCGGTGATAGTCAGGCCGATAGGGTTAAACATCAGTGCCCGCCCCAACCACAGCAGTGCCTGTCCGGCCAGGCGCAGGCCTGTCACCAGTCCGCCGGCCAACACCTTACCCAATCGCCCCACACTGCCTGCGAGTCGGCTTAAGCGCTCCCCCATGCCAAAGGCGGTGCTGAGTAATAACCAGCCGGTACGCAGCCGGGTAAACCCGCCCCACAGCAGGCGTATCGGTGAACCCAGCAGATTCAGTGCCAGACGAACAGCCAGCAGTGCGCCCTTAAACAGCAGGAGACCGCCCACGGTTTTGGCAATACCGCTAACCAGTTGCGGGTGTGTTTTGACCCAGGCATTGGCGGCGCGCACATAAGGGAGTACCGTCGCGGCTAAACTCCCTACCGCCGGTTTGAGGGCATCACCGAGACTCAGCGACAAATCCTGACTGGCGATACCCAGCTTTTTCATCTGCTCAATCGGTGATTCAAGCCGTTTTTTATAGTCACTGCCTAATACATCCTTGTCCGCGGCTGCCAGGGCTTGTGCGCGGATGTGCCGGTACTTGTCCATATTGGCCAACATTGGACGCACAAAGGCCATCACCTGCATATCGGCAAACAGTTCACCTAAGCCAAAGTTCTGCTGCAGGGACAGTAACGCCTTATCGCGCGCGGTATCGTCCTGCAGCGCCATCGCTGATTTAAATTGCGCCAACGCCTCGGGACTCTTCTGCGCCAGATAGCTTTGCAGGGTATTCATCATCCCTTCAATCGGTGAAATCCCGTGCGCTTTTTGTTGCATCAAGGATTTTTCAATATCGATACCGACATCCGCAAAGCGTTTTTGGGTTTCCGGGGCATACAGTTTTTCAAGAAAGTTATTAAAATTGTTCGCCGCTTTATCGGTGCTACCGGCACCGATTTTGGCTACCTGCAAAGCGGCGACCATCTCTGCCACCGCCGCCTTGCCCTGGGCCACGTTGGCCATTTGTGGGGCCAGCTCAGGCAACCACTTCACCTGGTCAGCGATTTCAAATGACCCGGCCTTGCCCCCTTGCGCCATGATGTTCTGTACCGCAGCAAAATCTTTCGCGGCAATGCCCAGCGACTGCTGGGTGGTCACCGCCGCCTGCGCCCACAGTTCAGCGGAAGTACGGGTAGCCGTCGCGCCACGGGCAATCTGAGGAAGGTAGGCGCGAATATCGTCCAGGCTGTCAATGTTATTGCCAATGAGTGCGCTGGTGGCGGCCTGTAAATCGGCCTGGGTCTGGTTGTATTGCTGGCTCCAGGCGCGGATATCCTTGCCCAGTGCGGCCTGGGTGGCTCCGTCGTAACCGGCGGTGATACCCATATCGACCAGATTGTCCTGAAAGGTCATCGACTGCCTGACAGACGGCGCGACCGCGCCCACCGCTGCCGCCGTGGTGGCACCTAACGCTAGCCCTTGCCCCATCAGGGCCTGTCGTTGTTGTCCGGCAATCTGACTGGCCATCATAGTGTGATGTAAACGGCGATGCTGTTGCTCGAGACGGGAAAGCGTCTGGCCCACCCGACCCAGCTCGCTATTGAGGTGACGCGCAGCCTGCCCGCCCAACTGACCGTAGCGGGTCATTGCCTGAGTCAGTTGTTGCTGGCGGGTCTGCAGACGACGGGTGGTGTCCCCTAACAGATTGAGGCTACGTCGGGAGTCGCCCATCGCCGAGCGAAAGGCACCGGCCACCGCTCCCTTAATCACCACCCCAATCGAAAATGTGCTCGACACTGCGTCACCTGCCTCTGTTAAACCCGATCACTCTTTATTGGTTTGCCCCGCGTTGCCCGTGCTCCTGGCGGATTTGAGCCGCGGCTTCCTGTAAATAATCCTCAAATTCCACCACGGTCAGCGCATCCAGCTCACTCGGCTGCCAGCGGAACCATCTCGCCAACAGCGCCTGCGCCTGACGCAGCGCCTTCGGCGAGTGCATCCAGCCCCGCAAACTGGCGAAAGTGGCCTTGCAACTGTTGATAATCCACCAAATCCATACTGTCGATATCTTCCGGTATCAGGCCGGTCATGCGGGCAATCAACAGGCTGTCCCAGTCATTGGCGTTTTCACTTAAGCGGCGTACCGCCTTGATGTCACTGACTTTCAGTCGGCTTAAGGTCACCCGGTTCAGCATCTCACCGCTGCCCAGGGCATAAGGGTATTGCAAGCTATAATGAATACGGTCTGTCATCATCACTCCTCGGATTGTCAGGTTAAGCACCCAGATTGGCGCGATAATCGGTGAGCATATCTTCACCGTTGATTTTAAAAATATTGGCGATCACATCCAGCTCCAACAGCACCTGGCCATCCATCACCTGCTTGATATAGCTGCAGGTAAAACTGCTGCTCATCTCCGGCACCTCATGCTGCTTAAAGCTGCCCAGCACGTTTTTGCTGAACATCACCGTCATAAACACCGCCACCGGCAGTTCATCCTGGCGACCCTGTGCCGGGTTATAGCGCTGCAGGCTGCCGCGACATTGCAGTGGATACGCCTTGAAGGGATTGGCGGTACGCAGGGCCACCTCTTCATACAGACTGGTCCAGTGAATTTCCCCTTCCAGCTTGTCAAACCCCGCCGGTAACTGAACTTTGCCTATCATCCCCAGCGCCTGATGCTCCTGCTGCACCACGTTGATTTCCGGTAGCTTGATTTCTTTTGCCCGACCCAGCAGGCTATTGCCGTCCAGATAGACATTGGCATTGGTCATAAAATGCAGTGCATTGCCCGCCATCATCTCCTCCTTATCGTTATCTTATTGACCCTGTGCGTCACGCTCATACGGAGACCCCACTTTTCAGAAAGGTGAGATATTCATTAGTGATTTCCGTCTCAAAGGTCAGGTGCTCCATCGGCGGCGGCGGGGTGTATTTGTAATTCAGTTTCAACTGCCCCAGACTGAGCGCATCCCTGGTGTTGTTCGCCGGGTCATACCAGCAGTGAAAGCCCAGCAACGCCCCATCGGCAATCAACCGCCTGCCATAGCCATTGACCGATTCGGTCAGCGCATCAATCAGCCCCTGATTAATGGGGCGATCAATATATTGCAGACTGAAATGGCGGATAGACTCATTAATCATGTCCCCGGTACGCCGCACATTTTCAAAATTCTTCAGGTGCGTCACGCTCGGCCAGGCCGCGGTGCGGTTGCCCCACAGGCGTAATCCGCTACCAAAGCTGTTAAACACCGTGGTAATGCCGTTCTGGTTAAGCAGATTGACCTCGCTATTGGCATCGTCAATGCGCGCACTTAACGGGCGCTCAATGCCGACAATGCCCATCAGCGCCTGATTGGAAGACGACCACCAGAACCCTTTTTCACGGTCAACTTTGGCCCGCAGACCCGCCGCGCGCGCCGAAAGCGGCTCCAGGCGAGTCTGGTTTGTTGCCTTGTCATAGACCTTGATCTGCGGATAACACAGGCGTACCCGATCAGAGGCGGTATTAAAATTAATGGTGCCTTGTGGCCCCCGTCCGGCTATCGCCTGGGCAAACGTCGTCCCCGCTGGGGCATCAATATAGGCGATGGCCTCACATTGGTCGGCCAGGGCAATCATGGCGGTGGCCACGGCATTAAAATGCGAGAAGCCCGGTGCAATCAGCAATTTGGGGCGATAACCAAACAGGCTGTCGGCATTTTCCAGCGCTTTCATACCGGTACGCTGGTCGGCGGCATTGGTGGCACCCAAAACGTCAGCGGCGGTAATTTTTGATACATCCGGGGTGTTATAGGTCACACTGACCGTGCCACCCTGTGCAATGCCGCCGGTGGTGACGCGGGTGACTTTGCCCGTTGCGGATGCCACGGTATAGTCGGTCGTTGCCTTAAACGTGGTCTGCCCATCGATGCTTTTCACCACCATATCGCCCACGGGTAACTGGCTCAGTGTGGCACTGTGGTGCGTACTATCGAAGGTGACACTTTCCGCGGTTATCGTTTTCTGATGGCTTTTTGGGTCAAACACATTGACTACCAGAACCGTCCCGACACCGTGGTCATAGATAGCGCGCAAGGCTTGCGGCAGAGTAAATCCACTCACCTCATCGCCAAACTGCGCCGCGTCTTTTTCCGATGTACACAGGGTCAGGGTATTGACCTGGCCTGTCGGCGCAGTACCGACCAGCCCAATGACGGACGATTTTCCCGTTTTGACCGGACGGGACCCGCGTTCAATTTCCAGCGTATCAACGCCGTGATGGTGTTCTCTACTCATGGGGTGACCTCGTTACTTTTTGTGTCTGATGGCACTTTGCCGCGTTTTCTGGCGGGCATCACTAACGCTGTGCTGACCGGCGCGTCGACGGGTTTGGCCTCATCAGCGGGAAGCGCCACGGTGTCGCTCGACAATGTGATGGCCTGTGTCAACGGTGCCGTCACGATGGGGTCGACGGGGGTTTCTGCTTCCTGACCCAGAAAGGTTAAATAGCCCTGGGCTTCCAGCCCCAACACATAATCGTTATCCATCGGCAAGGTCACTTCCTGGCCCGGCCAGAACATCACATCCAGGATGCGGCCATCCGGTAAACGTAATGAAGCACCCCCCATCTGTTCACCGTCATAACGATAACGGGCCAGTTTACCGGTTGGGTGTTGAGCGGCCTGTAAGCGCTGTTCAAAATCCGTCAACGGTTTGGCGGGTTCAGGCGGCGGATCGGGATAATCAAAGCCCAGAAAAGTCAGATAGTCCTGCGCTTCCAGCGAGACAATAAACGGATGATCGACCGGCACATCGACGACCTGACCGGGATAAAACATCACATCCTGGGTACGGCCATCAGCCAGACGAAGGGGTGCCCCATTCGGGGATTCACCGTTGTAGCGAAACTTCGCCATAAGCCACCTCGTTATTCTCTGTCTTCATGAACGCTTCCCGGGTACGCGGTAAAACCTCCTGCGGGGCGTCCTGCACAAACCAGGTTTCGGTCGCCACCGTCAGCGCGTATTGCCATAAGCCCTCGGATTGCCCCAAAAAAACCTCATCTATCAGCCACAGTGGGCGGCGACAGTCCGGCGGCATAAAGCCGCCCACGGCCTGACGCAAGGTATCGAGGGTGGCAATCGCTCCCTCGTTACCGTTAAGCTGGCGCATCACCAGAGTCAGCGTGAAATGCAACACCCGCGGCTGAAACACCATCCCCACATCCTGAATGTCGCCAAAACGCGAGCGGGCAAAACTGAGCAGCACCGCGCCGAGTGGATGATTGAGATGAAAGCGCTCCGGCTGCTCAGGAAAGAAGGTGACCTCCAGCTGCGGTAAGCGTTTTGTCAGCAGGGCCAGGAGAGCGCGCATGATATCGAGCGTCATTCAAAGTCCTCCAGTAAGCCGCCGGGGCCGCTAAAGCGCGCCGGACGGGCATGAACATAAAAGGCCCCGGCTCCGGTATCGCTTGCCCCTGTCCCGCTATCCCGAGCGTTAATTTGCCGTCGCGCAAGGCTTCCAGCATTTTTAGCGTGCCGCGATAAACCTCTTTTATCGCCTCCGGCAGTTGGCCTTCGGGGCGGCGCAGGTACAATCGATGGCTGACCAGATTGACCGCCATATCGCGCAGTACCGTGGGAACCGTCTCCAGCGGCAGGCCATAACGCCCGCGCAGATGGGCATCGATCAACTCATCGGCGTAGCGAATAGCGTCGCTCAGCACCTTGTCGTTAATCGCATTGGGCAGCCGGCCCCCCGTCAAACCATCGACAGAGACATCCTGAGTTAGCTGAACCAGCGTATGGCGCGACAGCAATTGCCCGATATCCTCCAACGTGCAGTAGGTCATCAGATACCTCTGACCATGCGGATAATCTCGCCCGCGGCGGTGGCGGCATCCAATGCCACGCCCACCGTTGAAGCGGGCAGCCCGCCGCCGGTTAATGCGCTTTCTGATACCACCCGGCCTTCACTGTCGGCCTTGAGCAGTTCACCGGCGCTAATCGCGGCACCGGCTTCTACCGCCATGATGCCCAGCACATTAATCGGTACGCTGTCGCCTTTTTTACCGGAGACCTCGGCGACACCGAGTTCCGTCCCGGTGCCCTTAAAGGGTTTTGCCGAAATCCCCACCAGACGGCGAGCGGTTAACGCCTCCACTGCCACCACAGTCGTTGTTAATACCACCTGTTGCGTGACCATGCTTACGCTCCTTTAATGCCACTAATCAGATACCCGGCTTCACTGCCCACCACCGCGACCTTATAAATATCGGTGTAGCGGATATTCACCACCTTACCGCCGACACTGTCAAAGCGGTCGGCCAGCGGCATGCCCTGCCGGCGGAAAGTGTAGCCAAAGGACGGCCTATGCTCATCGGCGCTATCACTGCCCGCTTCCGCGGGACTGACCACATGCAGCATCAGGTTGTCTTTCCACAGGTCGGTGGTGCTTTTACCGTCTTTCGCCAGCTGAACGGGTGCGCCAATCAGCACCTCATCCACCTGGAATAAATCTTTTAAAATCTCGGTGGTGATACGCTTGCGTTCATTCCCGCCCAGCGCCTCTTGCAGCACCTTATGGAAGCGCAACAACGCCATCACGCTCGCCCCCATGGTAATAACGTTGGGGCGCAGGCCGATATTGGCCCGGACTACTTCCATCCCGGCTTCAATATCTTTCAGTGGATCGCCATTTTTCTTGTTCCAGGCGGCCTCGCCCGTCAGGGCTTTGGTGGCGTTGCTGGCATAGACCGAAGCCGATTGCGCCAGTTCGGCGACATACTGCTCACGGCGCAGTAAAATACCGTCCGTGGCCCGTTTAATCGCCTTGATTTCTTCATTAAACATCGATTCCGCCTGTTCGCGGTGATCGACCGGTACCGCCAGATCATGCTCATCGAGCACGATATCGGTAAACGCCTGTTTCTCTCTTAACAGAATATTGCTGTTGGCCCCGACCGCGCGTTTGGTTTCATACAGCGCCAGCCGTCCTTTACCAAAGGTCGGCACTTTGACCCCTTCCTTTTCTACCCTGACGAGAGGAAATAACGTCTCCCCAATCAGGCTGCCATTGCGGTATTCAGCGGCAATGTGGGTCAGCACCGGGTCGTTGGCCCGTTTGCTTTTTAAATAATCAGACATAGGACTCTCCTGACAGGCAGCGCTTCACCGCCGCTTCGTAAGGGATGGACTCACGCGCCTTAAGCGCCATCGCCTGTTGATGCAGCGTATCCGGATCGGATGCCCGCTCACTAAAGGTCAGACTGTTTTGCGGCGTGTTGCCTCTTCCCGGCACCGCCCGCTGACTAAAATCAACCAGCGGGGTAGCGCTGGTAAACAGAGACTTGACGGCATCAACCAGTGGTTGCGTTTTGCTGCCCTCACTGAAGGTCAACGCCTGCTCTTTGCCAGACAGCGCATCCAGTAACGCCACCATCACCGCTTGTCCGGCAGGGGCCAGGCGTGCTTCATTAATCAGACTTTCGGCAAACGCCACATTGACCTCATGGGCGACGTTGGCGGCCTGCGCGGCCTTTTCGGCCTGATGGGCGCTAATCTGTTGCTTTAAGGCGGCGTTCTCGGCTTGCAGCCGTTGGTTTTCGGCTTCATTTTTTTCCACGGTAAGGCTCTCCGTTATAGGGGGCGGCGTAATAAGCCCCGGCTCAGAAAAGGGTTGGGTCGGGGTGCTTAAGATGGTCGTGTCAGGCGGGTTGCCCAGGGCGTGGCTGAGGAACGCCCGTAAACGGGTAAACAGCGGATCGTGATCGCACTGCATGTCTTCACTCAACACGACGACCCCTTCTTCACCTTCACTAAAGGTCACCGGCTTAAGGCCCTTGACCGCCGGCGGCTGGGCACCCAGGAAACCGACGTGTTGCAAATAGTAAATACCGGGCACCGGATTATGGGGTGAATCCGGCGCATAAAAGGCGGCAGAGAGTTTTTTGTAACGCCCACTGACCACGGATTCGGCAAATGTCGGCTCCAGTTGTTGGGGTTCGGCTATTAGATCACGTCCTTGCGCCGATAGCCGTTTGATCCAGCCATAAGCCGGGGCGTTGGTCGTGGGATGACCGATGACTATTGGCGCTTCATGTAACGCCGGATCATAGGCATTCGCACAGACATGCAAATCGTTTTCACTAAATGTCACTCTGTCACCGTAGCCGGTAATATAGTGGCCTGGCTTGAGAATATGCAGGGGTTTCATGGCACCTCCATTGACTATCAGGATGACAGTCTATGTCGGGTTGGCTGATTTCCCTTTTAAAGGGCTTTAAAGATTTTCATTTGCGTATTGTCTTTCAGCATTCGCATACTGCTTCTGCGAGCGGGCATAACGCGCTCAGGAAGGGGTTTATAAAGCTTTATAAAGGATGGAAAGGCTCTCAGGTATCGCATTGTATCATTTAAGCCCTGAGCGCCTCAGACAGCACTTAGCGGTGGGTGGCCTGTTGCAGGTAATCAAGCACTTCATCGAGCAGCTGGCGTTTAACCTCAGCGTCTAACTGTCCCGCTTCGGAGACCGGCAGATACGGACGCGGGGGGAGTGTCACCGAGTTACCCCTTCCAGCCTGACCGCCCAGTTGATGAATGCGGGCATAAACGCGATGGGTGCCGACCCGTGCCTGGTGCGCATCATAGTCCGGCGTCACGCTGCGGCGCAAATACCCGTCCCGGGAGAGCGTCATGCCCTGGCGGGCGAGTGCCGCGACCGACGGTTGCCAGCGTGGCCGCCCCTGTTCTTCAAAGTTCAGGTCGGTGGCGGTTTTCAGCGTTTCAGACCAGCGGCGCATCAGTGGGGTCAGGTCGTAAGCGGCGTTATCCAGGTGCTTCAGTGCCTGTTTCAGGTCG